TACGGGAGATTTCGGGCGGAAATTACCAATTAATTTCGAGTACGGAAAAGGGAAAGGATTGTATTCTTTGAACCGTTCAAATGTTGATGACAATGATATTATCAATAGACTTTACGTCTTAGGCGGTACCGAAAACATTCCTAACGGCTACAGAAATTTCTCAATGAATTTAATGTTGCCGACTGCCGAATTTATTGAAGATACAAGTTTGATTGCAGGATTTGGATTGAAAGAGGGTTCGATCACTTTTGATGAAATTTATCCAAAGAGAACTGGAAAAATCACAGCCTTAGGTGATACCAAATTCAAGTTTATCGATTCTGGGATGGATTTCGATTTGAATGCAAAAGAAGCTGACGGAACTACAACTAAATATTTGATTGCAGGAACATCGGCAAAAATTCATTTCAATACAGGGAATCTTGCAGGATATGAGTTTGAGATCAAAAAAGGTGGTTACAGTCACGCTTCAAAAACTTTTGAAATCATTCCGTTCACAAATGATTCCGGGCAGAAATTTCCTGATGTAGATTCTGAAGCTTTCCAATTTGGTTTAGATGATGAATATGTGATCTTAGATATCGTCATGCCTCAGACGTACATTGATAATGCAGAAAACGAATTATTAGTAAAAGGTCTTGAGCAATTTGAACTTCATAAAAATGCAAAAGTTTCTTATGATTTAGAAATAGATCCTGCATACATGGAAAAGATAGGAATTGGAAACTTTGAGATCGGTGATTATGTGACAGTAGTGGATAAACCTTTAGGTATTAATAAAATGCTTAGAATCAATTCTACCACGGTTACATTCATTGAGAATGGTGTTTACAATCCTTTCAAGTATAAAGTTGTGATTGCTGATTCTTACGAGATTAATTACGCTTCTCAAGTTATTTTGGATATCAAAACAATTAAGAATGTTTTATCCATTACCAATCTAGGAAATATTAACTATTCAAAGTTAGGATTAAAAACCACTCAGGAACTTCAGAACCTTGCTTTTGATACTGATGGTTATTTCTGGCCGGAGAACATCAAACCTGAATCTATTGAGACAAATATGCTTTCCGTTGGGGCGAAATCTCAGCAGGTAAGTTGTTCGGTAGTTTTTGAGTTAATGGTTGACGGAAATAAAAACAAAGTCAAAGCTAATGCAGGGGTAATCTATTCACAGACTTTTGATAAGACTTGGAATATCGCAGAAAATAACATTACGCTTCCTGATGATGCTTTTAGATATGTTTACGCGGTTTGCTCTAAATCCGGAACTGATGCTGTAATTGAATTTTCTCAGGAAAAAATAAAGTTTGATGATGATGTAAATGATTTCTATTTCTTATTGGGAGTTCTTCATAGTGTGGTGGATGATGTTCGTGTGCTCTCAATCACAATCGGAACAACAACGATCAACGGTGGTCTTATCCGAACCGGGATTATTTCTTCTCTCGATATGCAGACGTATTTCAATCTGGACACCGGCGAAATAAAAGGAAAAATTAAATTTTTAAATGGCTCCGACGGATTCACTTCTATTGATGGTGGATTGCTTATGTCAGAAGTTATTGAAGTAGGAGACGATGGAGATGTAAACGCTTTTGTTTCCGGTAAAACAGATGAAGGTGATACAACCGGTATCAGTGTGAGATTTGGAGCAGGTTCTGATTACGAAGGAAGAAATACAGCGCCTTTCAGAGTTCAGCAAAACGGCAAAATGATTGCCGAAAACGCTGAAGTTAAAGGAACAATTATAGCTGAAAGAGGTGAAATAGCTGGTTTTAAAATTGAAAGCTCACAAATTGTCTATACAACTGCATTTAATGGTGGACCGTGGACGGAGTACTCAACATACACTTCTATAAACTCTTCCAGTATTTTATATAGAAAAATACAAAGTTCTGTGAACGATATTAAGGAAGTTGTTTTTGGTACTACTTCAGCGCCTTCAACTGGAAATCTGGGAGCAATGGCTCTTATTAGAAATAATGTAATTGATCCACTTCCCGGATCAGAAAACATTGCAATGAAACTTCAATCGAAAAATGCTTCTAAAAATATAGCGTTGCAAATAGATAGCACAGACGTGGGAATAGATTTAAGCAGTGGCGGTATCAGGGTTCAAGGGAAAATGGGTCACACCGGAGCAATTAAAGTTCAAGACGTCAACGGAAATAATATGTTCTTCAATGTGAGAAACGGAATTCTAACAGATTATATAACATAGAAATGAAGATCTTAATTTCAATAGCAAAATTCACACTCAACAATATGCAAAAATTGCATAATGGTGTTGGTGTAGATAAAATATATGCAGCTGTAAAAATAGCAGCAGTTCCCGCCATATTTATGACGATTTTCGAAGGTCTTTCAAAATGGTATATTGACAATCAAACATTCATGATTTTTGTTTTTTATGCTATTGCAATCGATCATATTTTAGGTTCTGTTGTTCACGCATTCGCTAAAAAAGATTTCACTTTAAAAAAGAATGGAATAGGGCTTTTAGTAAAAGTTAGTTTTTGCATCACTGGATATTCTCTTTTTGTGATGATTCACGAAATATTTAAAGGAATTCCTTTTATAGCCGATTACTTTAAGATACTAATTCAGTTTATAGTTTTTATATGGCCAGCCGGCTCTGCAATGGGAAACATGAGCATATTAACTGGTGGAAAATTTCCGCCAATAGGATGGATGAGAAAACTAGAAAAGTTTCAGGAGAATTTAGATTTAGATAATTTCAAAACAACGAAAGATGAAAGCACTACTGATAATACTTAGTTTCTTCCTGATATTAGGATGTAAATCGAAAAAAGTTCTAAAAACCAAATCTTCAGAATTAGAGACAATACAAGTAACAACGGAAAAGAAAGAAGAAAAGCAGATTGAGAAAGTTGAACAAAAAAAAGAAACAAAAAAGGTTGATCTGGTTGATCAGAAAAAAGAAAGTCAGACCGAAATTGAAATTAAAGGCAAGGCTGAAACTGATAAACCAATTGAACTCTACAACATTGAGAACGGTGACACTTTGCAAACTATTAAAGTTACCGGGAATGCCGACGTACAGATCAGAACAAAAACCAATAATTCCAAACAGGTAAAAAATGAGAATTCAGATATTACGTCCACTAATAAACTTGAAGAATTTTCAAAAAAACTGGTCAACGAAGACAACCTGAAGAAAACTGGAAAGGATATTAAAAACACAGCCAAAGAAGTTACAACTACCACTGGTACATTTTGGAGCTTTGGTTTAATCGGTGGACTATCCGCCTTTACAATACTTCTAATTGGAATATTTATTTACTTTAAAAATTATAGAAAATGAAAACATCACAAAAAGGAAAGGATTTTATAAAATCATTTGAAAGCTTGCATGATGGTGATTTAAAATTGCTGGGCTTACAGCCGAAAATGGATCCATCAAAAATATGGACTGAAGGTTGGGGTCGAGCCATGAGAGGTTCTGATGGCAAATATTTAAAGGGAGAATCAAACCGACAATTAGCTTACAAAAGAGCAACCATAAAAACATTGGAAGAAGCTAACAAAGCTCTTGATGAAGACTTAAAACCTAGAGAAAAAGCGGTTAATAGTAAATTGATGGTACAAGTTAACCAAAACCAATTTGATGCCTTAGTTTCTCATTATTATAATACAGGGGGTTCTGACACTCTTTTTAATCTCGTGAATAAAAAAGCTGGAAAAACAGAAATATATAGATGGTTTACCGAAAGATATATCACATCAGACGGTAAAGTTTTAAATGGATTGATCAGAAGAAGAAAGGCAGAAGCTGATTTGTATTTTAGTTAACACAAAGTGGTCAAATTCGACCACGTTAAAAAATGAGATATATCTATCCCGCTTCAATAGCGGGATTTTTTTAATGTACTACTGCTTAAATTTACTCAACGTGAGTTAGTAGAAGTGAACTAAATATTGTTATTTTGTAAAAAAAAATATGAAATACATTTTATTGTTTCTTTTAATTATATCATGTCAAAAGCAAAAAACTGAAATACCTGTAAAGAAAAACGACTCGATTGTTACCTACAGTTTTAACAAGGTTCTTGTTGGAAAAGCAAAGATTGATATACAAAATAGCTTTAAAAAGAGTGTTGATGATATTGTTTTTATTGGAGATAGTAAAACCGAAGGATTCAATCTACAAGAAACATTTAATAATTTACATATCAAGAATCGGGGCATGGGTGGTGACACAACAGGTGATGTTTTATCGCGAATACATTTTGTAACATCTGGCAAACCGAAAAAAATATTCTTAGAAATCGGAGTTAACGACTTTGGAGCTAATTCTTCAGTAAAAAAAACATTTGAGAATCTAAAACGTATTTGTGAAAAAGTAGAAAAAGAAAGTCCATCAACCAAAGTTTATGTACAGTCTCTTCTTCCTACCACGCTCGAAAGCAAAAGACTTAATGAGAAGATTAATGTATATAATAGATTATTAAAATCTTATTGTAATGTAAAAGGTTTGACTTATATTGATTTAAATCCCAACTTTCTATCTGGAAATGAATTGAATAAAAAATATACAGTCGATGGTATTCACTTGAATGCTGAAGGATATAAATTGTGGGCAATTTTATTGAAAAGTTATATATGAAATATTCTTTATCAAAACTTTGCAAATTCAAATACCGCCTCTATAATTGGGGGCTTTTTTAATTTTGGTACAATTTGTATCATTAATTATTTTGCCATTGGTACAAAATGTACCAGATTTGCGAAAAGAAAAAATATCAAAATTTTAACGGTAGAAATAAACCGCTGACAAATTTGCTTTATAAATATGTAAGTGATTTAAAAAAAAATAAG